TGATAAGGTTGACCACTTTTCATTTCCGCTTCATGGACATCAACGGCACAGCAATGGTCTGGGTCACAGTCACCATGTTTGACAAGCCAATGACTTGCCAGCTTCCGGTTATGGATCACCGCAACAAAGCCATCGTGAACCCTGATGCTTTCCAAGTAAACACAGCCATCATGCGTTGCATGACCAAGGCACTTAGCTTGCATGGCCTCGGTCTGTACATCTACGCAGGTGAAGATTTGCCCGATGGTGTAGAGCCTGAGTCAACCATTGAGCCTGACACCATGACAGACTTGTTTGCTGCCATTGAAAGCGCCAGCACCCAAGACGAACTAAAACTGGCTTACAAAATTGCTTATGCCGCTTGTGATGGTGACAAGGCTTGGCAGATCAAAGTGATTGCAGCCAAAGACAAAGCAAAGGCTAAGTTATGACTAAAGAAGCCTTGGCACAGTCAGATCGCACATGGGTTGGGCTGACAGATGAGGAAATCTTGAAGTTTCAAGACATAGTTCCAAACACACTTAGCTATGACTTGATTGAATTTGCCAAAGCCATTGAAGCCAAATTAAGGAGTAAAAATGAAAACAGATGAAGATGAAGAATTCGACCGCATCGCCCATGAAGCGGAAATGAAAAGTGGTCAGCCATATCATTGGGATGTGTTTGTGTCTCCCTCACAGCGCAATCAGGTGCTTGAGGAAGTGGCAAAAGAGATTCAGAAGATGACCGCCTTTGGTCAGGACACTTTAGACAGTTTTAGCGTTTACATAAGGAGCATGAAATCATGATTGAAATGATGGATCAAGGGTCAGAGGAATGGTTCACCATTCGCATTGGCAAAGTCACCGCATCCCGTGTGGCTGACGTTATCGCCAAGACAAAGACGGGTTACAGCGCCAGCCGTGATAACTACATGGCTCAGTTGATTTGTGAACGCCTGACAGGTTTGAAAGGTGAGAGTTTCACGAACGCTGCCATGCAACACGGCACAGACACAGAACCCCTTGCCAGAGCCGCTTATGAGGCGCTTAAAGACGTTTTAGTTGATGAAGTGGGGTTTGTACCCCATCCAACAATTGAGATGGCTGGCGCTTCTCCTGATGGCTTGGTGGGTGAGGATGGTCTCTTAGAAATAAAAGCGCCCCAGACAAATACACATATTGAAACTTTGCTCAGTCAATCAGTGCCAGGCAAATACAACACCCAGATGCAATTCCAGATGGCTTGCACAGGGCGTAAATGGTGCGATTTTGTCAGCTTTGACAATCGTTTGCCAGAGGAACTTCAATTGTTTGTAAGGCGAGTCCCACGGGATGAGGTGTTTATCAGACTAATAGAAGCGGAAATTGTCCAATTCCTTGCTGAGTTGGATGACAAGATCAATAAACTAATGAAAGTAAAAAATGTCTAAACTCTACGAAATTACCATTGTTTCAGGTAAATACAAAAACAAAGATGGTGTGGAAAAATCCCGCTATCAAAACATCGGCTCGGTCATTGAGACCAAGAACGGCCCGATGCTCAAACTTGACATGATTCCGCTGATAGATGGCGGATGGAATGGTTGGGCATACATGAATGAACCAAAGCCTAAAGACGATTACAAAGGCTTCCCAAAGGATGATGACATCGATTTTTGATTAACGGGTGAAAGCGGATGCTGTGCCAGTTGCGATCAAAAGCCTCTGATTACGCACAGACGCAGCGAGTAGCCCAACTATTTAGGAAATATCATGGACTATAAAGACGCATTTAAGAAAATTTTTGCCATGCCCGAATTCCCAAGAGTCAGGGCAAATGATCCCCTAACATCGTTTCAGGCGGCAGATTCCATTAAGGAAGCCGCCACCCAACACCACCAAAGAATCTTTGAATGTCTCCAAATACACGGGCCACTAGGCAAGGATGGCATCTCAGCTTGTACCAACTTGGACAGCAATCAGGTTGCTAGGCGGCTCAACGAAATGAAAATGATGGGCTTGATTGAATTGACAGGCAACACAGTCAAATCCAACTCAGGCAGAAGTGAAAGAGAGTGGCAATGTACCCAATCGAAATAGGCGGCAATCAGCCTGTTCACAGATTACGAACTTGTAATAAATGTGATGAGACCAAGCCGCCAGAGGGTGGGGTTGATATGGGGCATAAGTGGATTTGCCAAACTTGTTGGATCATGCGTTTGACAGGCAAACATTTGCGACAGAACTCAACTGAAAAATAATGCTCTTTCGTCAATTCTGCGCTTTTGTAAACCCTTGAGAACTTTGCCGCCAGCCATGCAGTACTTGAGAAGTTCCTCGGCAGCGCCCTCCATGTCACCCCTAAGTACCTTTTGGCGCAGGGTTGACCTCTGGAGTGTGCCAAGCCCTACATTGAAAGAAAATGAAACCAGTGCGTCAAACTGTCCTTGAGTAAGAGGCACAGGACAATAAGTAGCCACGCCTTTCTCAAACCTAGTAAGGTCTGCCCTAAGTATTGCATCAACTTCCTCCATTGAGTGTTTTCGCATGGCCTCTGGCGGTGGCACAAAGGCATCCCGCTGGTCTATCTTGAGTTTGCCTTGCTCTGGAAACATCACATGACCAACCCCTACAGTCCACAGCTTTGCAGGGCATTTATAGGGATTCTGCCTCACGCCCTCGTGATGGCGAATCATGTGCAAGCACTTGTCTGAGATGTTCATTTGCCAAAAGCCCGACCACCAAAGTGGAAAGCAATGATTGAAGCAAACAAGGCTTGGGTGTCAGAGTCCCAAAGCATTTCAGCCAACTCGGTGAACGGCACACCACGATTCCAGCCATAAGCAAATAGGCCAATGTCAATAAACAACAACAGGAAAAAGAACCCGTAAGTAATGACAGGGCGCACACTTGCTCTAAGGTTTTTCATCCATGTGGATGTTCCCTCATTCAAACTTGTGTCATGGGCATAGAGGGCTTGCATTTCAGCCTGTTGCGCCCCAATCAAAACCTGAGTAGTGTTGGCTGCGCTTTCAGTAGCCAGTTGCTCAGACTTGATGTGTTCAATTCTTTCCTGTGCTTCAAACCCCGCTTTACGCAGTTCTAACTCACGGGTGATCTGCATCTGGGCAAGGTTTAACTCATGCTTTTTATCTGATCGATCTTGGAAGAATTCCAAAATCTTAGGCAAGCCGCCCATCAGGAATGAGATTAGGGTTGAAAGTAGTGTCAGCATAGTGATCCTTTACTGTTTGCTTTTACTGAGCATGGTTGATGCAATTTCCATCATGGTTCTTGTCACCTGAATGTCGGTAGGTTCATTATCCCACCCAACAGTAATCTGACCAACAAATCTGCTTGGGTCAGGTGGGATGCTTATTCGGCAAGTGTAGGTAACTCCCTTGGCAATATACCAAAGACCCATCTCGGATTGCGCTGCACGATATTCCCCACAGGGTATCTCTCCAGCCATCAGCTTTACCACATCAGCGTTGTTGGCTGAATTCTGAGTAAACAGGCCAACATCAAGCCCATCATTGGTTTTGTCTCTACCTTCTTTGGTGTAAGCACGATATAACACCCGTGTTCCAAACATAGGATTCACTTTAAACACAGCAATAATGGTGGCGTTGGTGGTTTTGAACAAATGGGAAACAGCATCCTCAACTCTGTCCTCAACAATGCTTGGCATCTTCTTGGATTCTTTATATGCCCCCATCAGCAGTTCTTGATTCTGCCAAACAAAGTACCCAGAGAACGCAAACACCGCCATCAGTATCAGCGCAAACAGCTTGAATGGGCTATCTACATAGGACAGCACCTTGCTCAATACGTCTGATGGCTTTTCGTCACTCATAGACCAATCATTCCAAGTAACTTATTCACAATCTTGTCTGACAAGTCGTCAGGCAAAAACTTGAGAAATCCAAGCACCCACCAAGCAATGCAAAGCCTGACAAAGACTTTAAGGAATAAGTCAAATTGCTTTTGGTACTCATTCACCGACCACACCTTGTCTTGGCACAGAAATCTTGTATCTCAGCAATGCCCCAACCAACTGCACCAAGAAGCATCACGATCACGACAACACCAACCGCCCATGCCATGTATTCTTCTTCTTCTTCTTTTCTTTTCTTTTCTTCTGCCTTGGCTTGTCTTGCTAAGTGGGCATCTTCAATGTCCATCTGCTGTTGACGTTCTTTGATCTTCTGCCATACGTCTGCACGGCCTGTAGCCTGAAATAACAGCATCAATTCGGCCTCAAAACGCTTCGCCTCATCCAAGGCCATCTCGATTTGAAGTGCAGTGCCTAAGTTTGATTTGTTGCCAGATCGTTTGGCTTCAAGCATCGCCTTTGTTGCAACGCTCTTAGCGTCAAACATCTTAGCGATAGATGGGGCTAAACCAGCAAGATCATTTGCAACCTTACTGGCTTTTTTGACTACGCTGATTGCAGTCTGTAGCCCCGCTAAAGCTGTGATTGGATCAATCATTTTGTCCAATAACTACTGAAGTACCCCATAACAGTAGAAACGCCTGAAACAAGTGCCATGCCCATCCAAAAGCCGCCACGACCTTTGTTAGCCAAAGCAATCAAGATTTCCATGTTGGCTTCTAGCTTGTCGATCTTGGCCTCCATAGATTCGACCTTTTGCCAAAGAACGCCATATTTGACCAAATCAATATCAGACATTATTTCCCCAAATCGCTTACTTTGTTTTTGCCAGTTTGTCTTGTGCCAGCGCCTACTTCAAGTGCTTTTTCGGTTTCTTTGCCAGCTTTATATTGTTGAACTTTACTGCGAACTATAGAACCAACAGGAATACCAATTTTTCCACCGCCAAGAATATTTGCACCTTGTTCCATTAAATAAGCGGCTTTTTCTGCCATTGCCCCAACTAATGTGT